TTTTTTATTTTTCTTTCCTATAGCTTTAAAGTCTGCTTCGGTTAGCTTATCTCTTGGCTCTGCTATCTTTGCTAATTTTTCTTGTTTTTTTGAATAAGGTCCTGGCATTTTTCCTCCTAATAAAATTTAGTTAATTTTCTTCTGTTATTCATTACTTTACCACATCCTCTAGCCTTTCTTGAACAAATAGGTCCTCCGGATGCTTTTTTTATTCTATCATTTTTCCAGCTAATACGCTTAGGTCCTTTTTTCTTTTTTGCGGCATCTGTACATTGAGCCATTGTTGGTCTACAAGCTGGATATCCTTTACGCTTTTCGCCTTTTTGACGACCACAAGGTTTACCGGTTTTACAATCAACCCAACCTTTGCCGTCGTTTCTATCAAACCATTTTTTTAAACTATCGCTAGCCATTATCCTAGCTTCGTCTTTTTTCTTTTACCTTTAAGCAAGTTACTAAAGCCTCTAGGAGTTACAAAAGTTGCTACGCCACCACCTGAAAGTTTCTGTCTTGATTTATTGCCCCAGTTTTCTGCGCCAACTTTTCTGCATTTAACTAAAGCTCCACTTGCATATGCAGATGGCCAGGTGCCGCCATCTTTAGTATAACGGCGTTTTACTTTGTGATAACAAGCGTCTTTTTTTGCTTTCTTTTTAGCCATTACTTTCTTCTTGATTTAGCCCCAACACATTTCCATCTTTTTCTTGATAAATTGTTAGGAGTGTTAGGATCGTTTTGTTTTTTCTTAGATAATCTTTTCTTTATACCAAGGCTTCTAGCGCAATATGAATCACCCTTAGATGTTCCTGGCTTAACTCTTGGTCCGCCACCTTTAGCTTTGCCTGCTTGTCCGTAACTTACTCTTTTACCAGACTTAGTTACTTTAACTTTTGCTTTACCTTTTCTAGGTTTTACTGGTCTGCCTACATTTCTTCTTGTTGCCATAATTACTCCGGATAAGGTCTATTTTGTATATATACGATATCAAGTCCTGCAGATACTGCAATATTGGCATTAGATGAACTTCCTATAGCTCTTACTTCTATATCTGTTTTTTCTTCAAATTTTATAGGAAAATTATACTTTTGAGTGTTTACATCTAAAACCATAGTAAATTTATCTTTGATATTAAATACTCCGTTTTCAGGTCTAGCAACAACTGTAATTAAACCATATTTATTATTAGCTTCTGTTGCTACAGTTATATGAGTTTCATATAAATATGCTGTATATCCTCTTGGAACAGTCCATAAGGCCATAAGCGTTTGATTATCTCCTATAGCTATAGTTGCGTATTTATTGGTTGGAACACCCACTGTTGGAGATGCCTCATCTCCCACATATATAACTCCAGCGTTTTGACCACCAGATCCTGCTGTATTTACAACAATTCTATTTACTCTAATCCAATTAGAGGCGCTGCCTAATTGAACTCCATTTTGTCCGTCCAGATCAACTGTTACAGAAACTTCATCGTAATTTGCATCTAAACCAGAAACTGTTGCAGTTCTAGCTCCAGTACCAGCAGCGTCATCATCTGTTGATGAACTGGATATATAAAGAGTTGTAGCCGAGCTTAAATAAGAATACAGACCTCCCTGAGCCCATACAGTTTCTAAAGAATCAACAACTAAAGGATTAAAACCAAACTTAAATTGAGTTTCGTGATAAGCAACCTGTCCTCTTGATACTTGTAATTCAAAAGGCTCGCTTGTTCCTACGCGTGATATTGAGGATACTTCGCGAGCCATAATTTACGAATGAAAGACAGTTACTCTATCTATATTGCTTAATACAACGTGAATACCGTCTTGAAACAAAACACCAGAATCTGGAATATTTAAAGTTTCGGTATCGTTTGCGTTGCAAGGAGCAATTAATAAGGTAGAGCCTGTAACAGAACCGTCTCTAAAAGTAACAGTACCGTCAGAAGTTCCACCAGCAATAATATAACCTCTTAACCTTGATCTACCGTTTTGCAATACTGCACCTCCAGTAGCAGCTGAGGTTGTTGTTGCTGTTTTTACATCTGAGCCTACAATTCTACCTGCCATAATTATCTCCTGTTATTAAGCAATAGTTGCTATTACAGATGTTAAAGTTTCTGCTTTCCAAGTTGAGTTAGTACCGTCATCAGAAATACAAGTAAGCTTTACTCTACCGTTAACAGCAGAAAGTGCTGGAATAGTTAAAGTATCACCTGCAACATCAGAGGCTGGGTTTGCAGCAGTACCGCCCATAAGTTGTAAAGCACCAAAGAAGTTTGATACTCCAGCACCTGGAAGTACGAATGTTACAGTTTTACCTGAACCAACAGCAGTTGTTATAAAGAACTCATAAGTAATACCAACGTTGTCAGTACTTAGAGCCGGCATGTTAACTACGATATCATCAGTACCATCAATATTAAAAATAGTTCCAGACTGATCTTTTGTTAAAGTAGTTGTAACAGCAGCGCCAGTATTAAGCGTTGAATCATCTACAGTTACTCTGAAGTTAGGTCTTACGTCGTAAGTTGCTTCTACAGTAATTACTCCTGTAGTTTCGTTTTTAGAAACAGATTGAAATCCGTTTTCCGATCTTACCGGACCTGAAAAAGTTGAATTAGCCATTTTTTTCTCCTAATTTTGTTACATCATCTTTGGAGTAAGTCTGCCGAGCCAGTTGACGTAACGAGTTAATTATCTCGGTCTAGTATAACTATACTACTTTATAGCTGTTTGTTAAAGTGTTCTTTTGATTCTAATATGGCTTCTCTAGAATTATATAAAGCCTGGTAGGATTCTTTTATTTTTGGATCTTTGCCGTATTCGTCTAACATATCTTTACCAATCATTTCTAGTAAGGATATTACGGTTGTCATTCTTCCTTGTATGTCTTGTTTCTTTTCGTTCATTTCATCTCCACAAAGTTCTGTTTTTTGTCTTATATTGTAGCCTCGCATGACATTTTTTAAATTTATTAATTTTTTATCGAGCTCTGTATAGGTTTCCCAATCTCGTATTTCTTCGACACTTCTTCCACATCCTTTGCATATTTCATCAAAAGGAGCCATAGAAGTGCTGCACTTTCCTACGCAAGGAGAGTTTGACATGCTATTGCTTGAATGCAAAACAGTATATATTTTCATAATACTTTATTTATTAGCTACTTAAATTCTACATCAAGAAACTAAATATAGGTAGCTTTTTGTAAAATTAAATTTTAGACAAAAAAAAGGGAGCCGAAGCTCCCTTTAAGGAAAATTTCCGTATTAAGCACCTTGAGATGCAAAAACCGCTCTCCAGTTTGAGTAACCAAAAGAATATCTTTCTCTTGCTTTATATCTCATATTACCGGTATCGAAGTCTCCTTCGAGTGCAGTTTGCATTGGGCTTCTTTGGAAATGCTTGAATCCATCAGGACAATCTGTTTTTAAGAACCAAGCATCAGTATCTGTTAGATAGTGGTTGACCACGTATCCTTCAGGAACCATTCCCATATTTTTAATCGCGTTGATGTCATTGTCAGATGTACCAACTCTACCAGGAGTTTGTAGTAATCTGTCAGCAACAAATTGCAATTGAGGTGGAACAATCAACTTAGTACCTTGTAGAGCAATAGCTAATTGTCTGTCGTCAGTTAAAGTTGAGACAGAAATTAACGCATCTTCTAAAGAAGTCTCGTTAAGGTCTGAATATGTTGAAGGTCTGTTACTTGCAGTTCCACCGCCACCTAGAGGGTGAGCGTCAGAAACAAGAGGTTGACCGTCGCCACCTGTTACGTTGGAATCAAAAGCGTTGTTTAAAACAGCCGCTGCTTTGATTTGCTTAGTATTTGCCATAGATCTAGCCAAGGCTTTTGTATACCTTGAACCAAGTCTATCGTATAGATTATCTTCAACAGCTTCTTCTGTTAGCGCAAAAGCTAAAGCAACTGTTTCGTGGCTGTAACGCGATGTATAGCCTTCAGTAGCGTTATCAAACGATACTCCAGCACCTTCAGCTTTAACTGAAGCGTTACCAAAACCAACGATCATTACTTCTTCTTCGAATGCTCTATCTGAAGATTCTGTTTCGTAGATTTCTTCGTGTTCTGAATCATACCTAGCGTATTCCATGCCGAATAGGGCATTTAGACCAGGCTCTAATTCTTTTGCTAATTGGGATCTATTAATAGCCATCTGTTATACCCCTGTTGTTTGTGCATAGAAATGCTCGTTAATTTTAACAATCAAGTTGACATTTGATGATGCTGAACCAGTACCTAAAGTGCTGTTTTCAGGATCACTTGAAACACCCACAATTCTTAGCTGAGCTGAAGTAGCAGCAGTAGTGCCACTAATTTCAACAGCTGAGATACCTGTTATTGTTGAACCAGATGTGTAAACAGTATCAGCGTTATTACCAACAACTGTTTGTACTACTGAACCAGTAGCAGCTGATTGAACTTCAAACAAGGCATTTGGGTCGTCAACTACGAATGCCACCGCGTCAGATGTCACAGTTCCATCAGGCCAGTATGGTGAAAAAATCACATCGCCACTTGAATCTGTATATTGACATCCTCTAAAGACTCCTAGTACAGGACTATCCGTAGCGCCAGCTACTAAAATAGTACCTGTGTTAGCCATTTTCACTAGGTCGCCTGAAAAAATGTTTCCGGATGCTCCACTTGCAATTTTGTACTCGGTTACTCCTTCGTTGTTGTAATTCGAGCCTAACTTGCTAGATGGTTTTAATCCGAAAGGTGCATTTTGATTAGACATAATATTACCTTTTAAATAAAGTTAGTTTTGACAGTATTAGAATTAACTTCTTTTACCGCCTCCAAAAGTTACGCTTGTAGATCTCTGAGGTTTTAACATCGGAGAACTTGGATCGGATTCCTTCATTAAATCATTATCAATAGCTTCTTGTTGCTGTTGAGCACGGTCATGATAATAGGCGTTTCTTTCATCACGTGTTTCATTTGGAATCTTAGCCAAAAGCAAACCACCCACGGATACTACACCAGCGTGCTTTCCATCGTCCATCGTTGGAAGTTCAAAGTCCCCAAGTTCATCAGCATGTACGAGTTCAAAACCCTCACGTAGCCTAGACATTACGTTCTTTTTATCTTCCTGACCGACAATTTCGGCTCTTATCCACCTGTAGGAATAACCTTCAGGTGCTGGTGGTGTCTCCAACATAGATGGGGGACGCCAAGGTTTGCGAGCAGTATCTTTAGCTCGAGTTTCTGCAGAACGAGGAGTTCTGTTGTTTGTTTTTTTATCTTCAGTCATTATTGCTTACCTCTTAATATATTTAGCATATTCTTGAACTGGAACATTCAAACGACGTGCCATTTCAACTTCGCTTTTAGTAAGCTTAACTTGTCGTTTGCGTCCAGAGCCACTATTACCACTTCTAACAGCAGGAGCAACAGTTTGTTGCATCTTGTTGTTTGTTGTAGTCCCCTCAAATTTGTGAGGAAATTCAACTCTGATACGTTTATCTATTTCATCATAATACATTGTGTCGCTAGGGTCAAAGCCTTCTTCTTCAACAAGTTTACGATGTATGTTAAATGCGGCCAAAGTCATAGTTTCGTCTTGGCCAAACCATTCATTTTTACTGGCCCAATCTTCTGCAGCAGGATCCGGTTCTGGGGCTACTGGCTGAGGAATAGGTTGTTGTAAATTGTTTTGTTGAGGAGCTGGAGCGTCATAATACTGAGGCTCTCTTTGTATAGTCATCTTATTATTAGCTAACTTACTTTCTTCAACAGTAATCTTATCTAGTATTTCTTGAGCTTTAGTTACTTTATCCCAATCTTGTTCTTGATACGCATTTTTTAATACTGAATTTGCTTGGGCTCTTTGAGACTTTAATCTGTTTTCAGCCTCAGAGTAGTAGTTCTGATTTAACTTAGAGGTGCTAGTTTTTAAACTTTCATTTTCTGCTTGTAAATTTTTTGCATATTCATAAGCAGATTGAGCAGCTCTTTCCTGCTCTCTCATTTTTTTAGTTAAATTAGCAATTCTTTTTTGAACGCTTTTAGAATAATTTTCTAACTCATCTTCTTTAGAATCTTTTTGAGATTCTTCTTCAGATATGTTTTCTATAGGAGCGTCTTTAGATTCATCGGAAGATTGTTCTTCATCAAGCTCAATAATCTCGCCGTCTTCTATCTGATCTTCGGCTTCAGTAGCCATTACTTTTTCTTCTTGCATGATTTCCTCACGTTATAGCGTAACGATGTCATCGGGATTTTCTATAGTCGCGATAACTTCGTCGTCGTTTATAATACGGCATTCTGCATCGTCGCCAAGCTTAAACCTAGCTCCTGCATATCTACCAATTAATACCCATTGTTTTTCTTGGCACCAGGGCGTATCGCCAAATTTTTCTTTATCTTTGTAGCAAAGCGGTCCCATTTTTACAACGTAAGCAACAACAGATGCTAACGCTTCTCTATCAACGGTTTGTTTTGCTATATGAATACCACCTTTAGTCACCCCTCTACCTTTATACGGCAGAATAAGTATACGCCAGCCACTTGGCTGAGGCATTCTTTCTATTAAAGATTTATCCATTAAGGTTGGATCTAGCACCCTATCTTCAGGACTTACAAAAGCTTTATCAGTTTCTGATTCAGTTTTTGCTACTTTCTCCTTAGTATTTCTTTCCTTTTCGATATGGTTAGGTACTATTACTTTGCTCTTCGTCGTCATTTTCTACTATCCTCTCTAGCAATTCTCTAAATTCTTCTTCTACGTCAACGAGAGAATTGTAACGCCCACGTAGATATTGATAATCATCAAAATTTTTGCACCCATTCAATATTTGAGTTTGGGTGTCCTCTTTCTTTTCTTTTATAGCCTTTTTAAATTTTTCGGCTATCCAAAGAATCGACATTTAATAAATGCCTGAAAACTTGCCGCCAAATTCAGCGTCGCCCATTCCTCTAGCTTTGCCCTTGCCCATTCCTGGCTTAGGAGCTTTGCTAACTGAAACTTTTTTATAGTCGCAAAAATCTACTTTACCTTTACCAGTATAGTCTTGTTTGCCGTTATTAACGGATGGAGTTTTCAATTTACTTGCTTCTGTTCTTTTAATCATATGTTTATCCGATTTGTTTTAAACCAATATCAATCAATTTTAATTCTTTTTGTTGCTCAAGTCTATCTTGAGTCGAATCGTCTTTCATTTTAGCAATATCTAACTGAGTTGCAATACGCTCTCTATCAATACGATCTTGTCTCATTTTTTCTTCAGCTCGCATTTGTTCTTTTATTTCAAACTGCTCTCTGTCTTGTTGTAACTCTTGACCTTTTAACGCTAGCTCTTGTTTTCTTATTGCTACAAGAGGATCTTCTTGAGGTGGAGTTGCAACTTCTTGAGAGAATTGTTGCATCAGCTCGCTCATAATTGGCGAACTAAATTGAGCTAACAAGTCGTTTGCTTGTTGCATTATTTGCGCTGCTTCTACAGGCGACATTTGCTGGGCCTGCTGTTGAAGCTGCTGGTCTTGTTGCAGCGCTTCAGGTGGCATCTGCTGTTGCGCTATTGAATCAGCTTTCATTTGTAAATGCTGCATTATATGAGCATGAACATTAGCTTGTACTTGCGCATTCA